TTGTATGGCTATGTGGCTCCGTATCGGAGTCAGGCCAAGTCGATTTCGTGGGATTACATGAAGCGATACGCCCGTCCGCTGATCAAGGCGGTGAATGAGGCGGAACTTCAGGTTGATTTGATCAATGGCAGTCGGATTCGGCTGTTTGGTGCGGACAACGCGGACGCCATGCGGGGCTTGGGCTTTGATGGCGTGTATATGGACGAATATGGGGACTTCAGACCGAGTGTCTGGGGTAACGTGATCCGGCCTGCATTGTCGGACAAGCAGGGATGGGCGGTGTTTGGGGGAACGCCGAAGGGCAAGAATCAGTTTTGGGAGGTGCTTGAGACGGCGCGTCGGCACCCTGAGGACTGGTTTCACATGATCCTGAAGGCGTCCGAGAGCGGGATTTTGCCGCAATCGGAGTTGGACGACAACCGCAAGCAATTGAGCCAGGACCAATACGACCAGGAATACGAGTGCAGCTTTGAGGCGGCGATCCTGGGTGCGTTTTATGGCGTTGAAATGCGCGTGGCGACGCAGGAAGGCCGCATTACCAGCGTCAAATATGACGAAACGCTGCCGACCTATACGGCTTGGGACCTTGGATACCGCGATGACACCGCGATTTGGTGGTATCAGGTGCTACGGAACGAGATTCACATCATTGATTACCATGCCGTGAGCGGCAAGGGGATCAAGGAACTGGCCGAAATCGTCACCAAGAAGCCCTATCACTACGACAAGCACTTTTTGCCGCATGACGCCAAGGCCAAGACCCTTGCGGCGCAGGGAAAGAGCATCATCGAGCAGCTTGGCGAACATCTTGGCATGAACAACATGGCGATTGTGCCGGATTTGAGCGTCCAGGATGGGATTCAGGCCGTCAGAAAGACGCTGCCCTATTGCTGGTTTGACGAAAAGAAGTGCTACGAAGGCATTGAGGCGCTTCGGCAGTATGAACGCGAATATGACGAGGACAAAAAGGCTTTCAAGGCCAGTCCCAAGCACAATTGGTGCTCGCATCCGGCAGATGCCTTTAGAATGATGGCGATTTCGTGGGATAAAGGGCAGTTCCGCGACAAAAAGCGGACAGATTCACGGAGTTTGCTGGTAGGCGAAGAAAACTCTGCTACACTGAATGATATGTGGGCTTCTCGCCCAAGAATTCGGAGACAGCGGATATGAGCGGCGTCAATTTTCCGTATCGCTACCAATACGAGAACGTGGCTGCCAGCCAGACCAATCAGGTCATGGGTGGGACGGGCGCTGCGGGCGATTATTTGCATCGTCTTGTGTGCGTTGTCAGCACGGCTGCGACGGCGCAGGTGCAGATCAAGGACGGCGCTGGCACGGCTTTTACCGTGCTGCCCAACTCCCCTGGCGGTGGCGTCGGGACTTACAACATTGAACTGAACATGGTGTCGTCCAGCGGTGCGTGGCAGGTGACCACGGCTGCGGGTGTCGCCGTGACGGCGGTTGGTGTGTTTTCTGCCTGATAGGGGCTGGTGATGGCTGAATTGCCGGTCGAACCCGAACTGCGGCGATATCTCAATGTCGTCACGCAATACAACCGCGAGTTCACCAAGTGGGAAGCGCGGGCGGGGAAGATTGTCCGTCGCTACCGCGATGACCTGAGGTCGTCTGTTTCCGCTGCGGACGACACGGCGCGATTCAACATCCTGTGGTCCAACGTGCAAACGCTGGTCCCGGCGGTGTTCTCGCGGCTGCCAAAGGCCGATGTCTCGCGCCGGTATGCCGACAATGACCCGGTTGGCCGTGTGGCGTCCCTGCTGCTTGAGCGGGCGCTGAACTACGAGATTGAGCATTACCCGGACTTCCGGGCTGCCATGAAGAACGCGGTCGAGGATCGGTTCCTTGGCGGTCGCGGCGTGGCCTGGGTGCGCTATGACCCGCACATCGCCAGTCAGGGCGTGCCTGAGGACGGGTTCCAAGTCACTGAAAACGCCGACATGGACGGCGAGGTGCCTGAAGCCGAATTCATCGACTACGAGTGCGCCCCGACCGACTATGTGCATTGGCGCGACTTCGGCCACAATTGCGCCCGCACTTGGGAGGAAGTGAATCAGGTCTGGCGTTGGGCCTATATGTCCAAGCAGGCGCTTGTGGAGCGTTTTGGCGAGGAAATCGCCCGCAAGATTCCGACCAACCAGTCGCCCGAGGGGCTGACCAAGTATGGTCAGTCGAGCAAGCAGAACGATCAGGCCAAGATTTGCGAACTGTGGGACCGCGAGACGCAAAAGGTCTATTGGTTTTGCGAGGACATCCCTGAGTTCCTTGACGTTCGTGATGACCCGCTGGAACTGGAAGGCTTCTTCCCGTGCGCCAAGCCGCTGTATGCCACGACGACGACTGACAGCCTTATCCCGATCCCTGACTTTGTGCTGTATCAGGATCAGGCCAACGAACTTGATATCCTGACCGACCGCATCGACGGACTGGTCAAGGCGCTACGTGTTCGCGGTATCTATGACGCTTCGCAACCCGCGCTACAGCGACTGCTGACCGAGGGCGACAACAATACCCTCATTCCGACCGATAAGTGGGCGGCTTTCAGCGAAAAAGGCGGTTTGAAAGGCACGATTGACCTTCTGCCGATTGACGCCATCGCGGCGACCCTGATCCAGTGCTATCAGGCCCAGGCGCAGATCAAGGGCCAGATTTACGAGATTACGGGCATTTCGGACATCATTCGCGGCCAAACGGCGGCGAGCGAGACGGCCACCGCGCAACAAATCAAGGGCCAGTATGCGGGCCTGAGGTTGCGGTCCATGCAGGAATCCGTGGCGCTGTTTGCTACGGACCTGATCCGGCTCAAGGCGCAGATCATCTGCACCAAGTTCCAGCCTCAGACCATCCTTCAATACGCGGCGGCGCAACAGATGCGGCCCGAGGATCAGCAGATGATTCCTCAGGCGCTTGAATTGCTCCAGGATAACCCGCTGCGGGCTTTCCGCGTCGAGGTTGCGGCTGACAGCCTTGTGCAGCTTGACGAACAGCAGGTGAAGCAAGAGCGCACCGAGTTCATCGGCGCGTTTGGCAACTTCCTGCGTGAAGCCGTGACGGCGGGACAGCAGGTGCCTGAACTGTCGCCTATGCTGATGGAAGTAATGAAGTTCGCCGTTGCGGGCTTCAAGCAGGCCAAGCCTATTGAAGGCACCATTGACGCGGCGCTCCAGCAACTTGTGCAAAGGCAGGCCCAAGCGGCTCAAAACCCGCAACCTGATCCTGAAATGATGAAGGTGCAGGCTGAACAGCAGGCCAATCAGATGAAGATGCAGGCCGATGCACAGGCGGCGCAGATGAAGATGCAGTCGGACGCCCAAATCCAGCAGGCGCGTGTGCAGGCTGACATGGAAATCGAGCGCATGAAGGCGCAAATGCAGGCCGACCTTGAGCGCCAGAAGCAGGACTTTGCGGCTCAGATGGCCGTGCAGGAAATGCAGAACAAGCAGGCGTTTGAGCGTTGGAAGGCTGAACTGGACGCCGATACTAAGGTCATGGTGGCGCGTATCAGCGCCAATCCTGGTGTCGATGTGCCGCTGTTGAGCGACAACAAGACCGCGATGGAGGACATTGGCGAGACGCTGAAGCAGGTCATGGAAGTCGTTTCCGCGACTTACAACGATATGCTGAACCGCCAGTCCGAAATCATTGACCGGCTTGATGGCGCGGTCGAACAACTTACCGCGCCCAAGCGCCTTATCCGTGGCCCAGATGGCCGCGCCGTTGGCGTGGAAGTCGTGCGCCCAAGCATCCAATAGGTGAGGAATGGCTGACAACGTAGGATATACACCCGGCACGGGCGCGACCGTTGCGGCTGACGACATTGGCGGCGTCCTGCATCAACGGGTCAAAATTGGCATTGGTGCGGATGGATCGGCTACGGACGTTTCGTCTGCCAACCCCATGCCGATCACCGCGCCGTCTGCAATCCCCATTTCTGCATCGTCGGCTATCCCCATTTCGACGCCCAGCGCCATTGACGTTGCGGTGGGCAATTTTCCGGCGTCCCAGGCTGTTACGGGACCGCTGACGGATGCGCAACTGCGGGCTGCTGCCGTCCCTGTCAGCGCGGCTTCGCTGCCGCTTCCGTCTGGTGCGGCAACTTCGGCGCTTCAGCCCGACATTCGCACCGATCACCCGCTTTATGGCGACCGTGGATCGGTTGTGCGTCAAGCACCGGCTGACATCTGGTCCGTGGGATTTGCCGATAGTGGTTCAAGCCTTCTTGCTCCTGAATTCACTCAGCGCCGCCTTGGCACGGGCATGGGCGTCTCTCAGGCGTCCAGCAACCTACTTGTCACGACCGGAACCACGGCGAACAGCGAATGGCTGGCGCGGAGCACGACATCATTCCGTGGCGCGTTTATCCAGCGCCACAAAACCATCCTGTCCCAGCGCATCGCAAACAACAACTTTGCGGTGATGATGGCGGATTCGATTGGTGAGGGCTTGGCCTGCACCATCAACAGCGCCACTTCCATCAGTGTTACCAAGACGGCTCACGGCTTTACGGCCAACAATGTCGGCCAATTCATGATGGTGGGCGCCATCAACGGGGCCAACGGCGTCCCGGGCCGCTACGCCATCGCCTCAATTCCCGACGCCAACACCATCAATTTCACCGTTGCGGGCTGGCCTGCGTCGGGCTCCTGCACGGTGGACCTGTTCGGCTGGAACTACGTCTGGACCCAATACAGCGGCACCACGGCGACCAACGCCAGCATTGACGCCCAACGCAAGGGCTGGAATAGCGGCAACACTACCGCGACCATCAATACGACCGCCACCGCTGGTCACATGATGCAGACTTACGCG